GCATACGGAGGTGAATGGCTGATGCTTCCGATAATGCTGATTGTCGGATATTTCGTGAATGAGGCGAGAATGTATCTGCCGGATCTCATTGAAGAATGGAGAGAGGAGAAAGCCTATGAACGAAGAATTGAAAGAAATCGTAGAAGGGTACAGGACAGAAGGAATACACATATCCGATGAAGAGGTAAACGAAATCCTTTGGCTGTGCAACAGAAAAATGGAGATCAGCAAGATCGAGGACAGAGAAGAGTACCTGCCGTTGCTTTTCAAGGACGAGGTAAAAAACTATCTGTTCAGACGAGGAGTAAATGCAGTGACGCTTTTAAGAAGTTTGGAGGCGAAAGGAATATGTGTTCAGTATGCGGAATGAATCCATGTCATCCAAGTTGTCCGAACGCACCGGAACCGGTACCTGTTTATGAGTGCTGCAGGTGCGGGTACGGAATCTTAGAAGGCGACAAGTTTTGGGATTCTCCGGAAGGGTATATGTGCGAGGATTGCGTAGATGAAATGGACGCAAAAGAGATATTAGAAATGTGCGGTGAAAGCCTCACAGAAGCGAAAAAGGAGGAAATGTAAATGGCAGAACAGAATGCAGTAGCAACACAGCAGCAGAACACGCAGTTAAGTGTGACCGTACAGATTAAGAACATGATTTCCCAGGATGCGGTCAAGAAAAAATTTGCTGAGGTACTGGGACAGAAAGCGCCGCAGTTTTTGGCATCTATCACGAACGTAGTGGCAGGATCAGCACAGTTGAAAAAATGCCCGGCAAACTCAATTATGAGTTCGGCATTTGTGGCAGCGACGTATGACTTGCCTATTGACAGTAACCTTGGGTTTGCGGCAATCGTTCCATACAACAACAGCAAGTACAATCAGCAGACGAGACAATGGGAGAAACATCCGGAAGCGCAGTTTCAGATGATGTATAAAGGGTTCATCCAGCTGGCAATTCGTTCCGGATATTACGAGAAGATGAACTGCTCAGTAGTCTACAAGGACGAGCTGGTGTCTTACAATCCGATTACCGGAGAGGTTGAGTTTGTGACAGATTTCTCTCAGTGCAAGAACAGAGCAGAAGGCAACGCAGAGAATATCGTCGGTTACTATGCCTGGTTTAAGCTACTGACCGGATTCAGAAAAGAGCTGTTTATGACGGTAGCTGAGGTTGATAACCACGCAAGAAAGTATTCCCAGGCGTACCGCTACGACATCGACCAGGGAAAGAAGGCCAGCAAATGGACGACAGATTTTGAGGCAATGGCATTAAAGACGGTTATTAAGCTGCTCCTCAGCAAGTGGGGTATTTTATCGGTGGATATGCAGAGAGCAATCCAGGACGATCAGAAAGTGTACGACGAGGAAGGCGGAGGAACCTATGGAGACAACCAGCCGGACATCATCGAGGCAGAAGATCCGTTCAAGATTGAGCAGCACGACGAGGAAGAACAGCAGATTGGCGGTTTAGACTTAGAAGAGGTTGAATAGGAGGAAGAGAAATGCAACTGACATCAGAGAATTATTATAGCCAGGAGGCTAACAAGGAGTACATGAGTGTATCGGGATATAAGGACTTTGCAGGAACATACGGGAAGATGCCTTGCGAGTTCTATGGTATGGAAAAGCTCAACGGACGCTGGGAGGACGAGAAAAGCACCGCATTGTTGGTAGGAAGTTATGTTGACAGCTACTTTGAGGGAAGCTTGGAACAGTTCAAGAAAGAGAACCCGGAAATCTTCACACAGAAGGGCGAGTTAAAGGCAAACTTCAAGCAGGCAGAGGAAATCATCGCACGTATCGAGAGAGACGAATATTTCATGAAGTTTATGAGCGGGCAGAAGCAGGTTATTATGACCGGCGAGCTGTTCGGAGCAAAGTGGAAGATTAAGATGGATTCCTACATTCCGGACGTGGCAATCGTTGACTTGAAGGTTATGGCATCCATTACGGACTTAAAGTGGGTGAAGGATATTGGCTATCTCGATTTCGTAAGATATTGGGGTTACGACATCCAGGGAGCAATCTACCAGGAGATTGTAAGACAGAATACCGGAAAGAAGCTGCCGTTCTATATTGCAGGAGCAACAAAGCAGGCAGAGCCGGACATCCGTATCATCCATGTTACAGACAACTACCTGCAGGAGGCACTTCACATGGTAGAGGCAAATATGCCGAGAATCCTCAGAGTGAAGAGCGGAGAGGCAGAACCGGACAGATGCGAATTGTGCGATTGCTGCAGACATAACAGAGTGCTGACACGTCCGATTTCGATTATGGATTTGACAGCGGGGATTTAATACGACAGGCGGTGGTTTAGTGGCAGACAACAGAAAGTATTATTACTTGAAGCTGAAAGAAGATTTTTTCGACAGCGACGAGCTGAAAATATTAGAGAGTCAGAAGGATGGTTATTTGTATAGCAACATTCTCTTGAAACTCTATCTGAAAAGCCTGAGCAACGCAGGAAGATTGATGTTCCGGAACGTGATACCGTATACGCCGGAGGTTTTGGCAACGCTCACAGGACACCAGGTAGGAACAGTCGAAAAGGCATTAGATGTATTCAAGAGGCTGGGATTGATAGAGGTGCTGGATAACGGAGCAATCTACATGATGGATATTCAGAACTTCATAGGCCAGTCGTCAAGCGAAGCTGACAGGCAGAGAGAATATTACAATCGCATGAAAGCCGAGAAGGATGCACTGGCTGATCCTGGAACACCAAAGGCATTGCCGGAAGCGCCGGTTGAAACACCGGCACCTGCAGAACCGAAGTCCAATAAGGCAATCAAAGGTTACACATCAGACTTTGAGGAATTTTGGCTGATTTATCCGAGAAAGGCAGACAAGGCACAGGCATACAAGAAGTACAAGGCAAGACTGGAAGATGGCTTTTCACATGAGCAGTTATGCGAAGCCGCAAGGAATTATGCGGCACAGTGCAAACAAGACAGAACGGAAGATAAGTACATAAAGCACGGCAAGACATTCTTAGGAGAGTCAACGCCGTTCCTGGACTATCTGCCGAAAGAAAAGCCGGTACAGAACGAAGCCGAGTACGACGACAACGAGAATCCGTTCGGAAGGAGTGAGTGACGATGGATTTGCAGAGTATTTTACCGGCAGAGGCGTTTAAGACAGAGAAGAATAGCGGCGATTACATCGGCGAGGATGGACTTCTCTACTGCGGAGTCTGCAGAACAAAGAAGCAGACCAGGTTGCCAGCGTCGGATATTACGCAAGGGAAGGAGCTGATCGTTCCCTGCATCTGTAAGTGCAAGGTGGAAGAGAACAGACGAAAGGAAGAGGCTGAAAAGAAGAGACAGGAAATGCAGCGTTTGGAGAGACTGAAAGCCAGCAGCCTTATGGATGCAAAGCTGAAATCAGCAAGGCTGGACGGGTACCAGGTTGATACGGATAATCAGAAAATCTACAACCTGGCCGGAAAGTATGTGAACAGATTCGATGAAATGTACGAGAAAAGGCAGGGATTGCTTTTTTGGGGCACAGTCGGAACAGGGAAAAGCTACACTGCAGCCTGCATTGCAAACGAGTTGTTGGATAAGATGATTCCGGTGGTTATGACATCATTTGTGAAGATTCTGCAGAACATCCAGGGCAATCAAAACGAAGAAGAGAGAATTATGGCAGGACTGAATGCGGCAAAGCTGCTAATTATCGACGACTTAGGAGCAGAACGAAGCACAGACTACGCATTGGAGAAAGTGTATAACATCATCGACAGCCGGTATTTATCCGGCAAGCCACTGATCCTCACTACGAATATGACGTTGAAAGAAATGCAGGAGTCTGAGGACATCCGGTATAGACGTATCTACGACAGGATATTTGAGATGTGCTTTCCGGTAAGGTTTGCAGGCAGAAGTTGGAGAGAAAAGGCGGCGTCGAAGAGGTTCGATGCCATGAAGAATTTAATGGAGGAATGACAGCATGGGATTGATTAAGGTGGCAGAAATCAGCATTGACAAGCTGGAAGATCGCAAGACGGTTACGGCAATCCTGCACGAGAACGGTTATACCGTCGGGCCGGGAAAGAGAAAAAAGACAGAGACCGGAAAGCAGTTAGATTACTACTTGAAGGTGTATGTGGAGGAAGGCACAGATAAGGCAGAACTCTACAAAGCAACAAGCGGAAAAACGAAGGTGACAGCCAAGAAGGTGACGGATAAGATGTCGGCCGAGATTGGCGACAAGGCATAGGAGGCAGAAAGTGGATGAAGATATGAAGCAGATTCGTTTCACAATACCAGGACAGCCATTCGGGAAACAGAGACCGAAGTTTTCAAGAGCTAGGGCGTATGTTAAGACGTACACCCCGAAAGAGACCACCAGTTATGAAAACCTGGTGAAGCTGTTTTACAACGAAGCAGCCAAAGGAAAGATGTTTCCGGAAGGGGCAATGCTGGATGTAAGGATAATTGCATATTACGAAATTCCGAAGTCCACCAGCAAGAAGAAGCGCAGGGAAATGTTGGAACACAGGATCAGACCAACCAAGAAGCCGGACTGGGATAATATCGGTAAGATTGTTTGCGACAGTCTAAACCTGGTAGCGTACCACGATGATTCGGCAGTCGTGGATGCACAGGTAAGGAAGTTTTACTCAGAAACGCCGAGGGTTGATGTGATGATAAAGGTCGTAGGACCGGATCAAATTTAGGAGGTAGACAATGGCAGGAAGAAAGAAAACTGAAACAGTGGAAGCAGAAGTTGTTGAGACAGCGGTAGTACCGGCAGGGAAAATGGAGTTCAGACTGATTAACCCGACAGAGGATGGTTTTCTCAGACGCATTCAGTGGAACAAGGAAGAGTTGGAGGCTGCAGTAAGAGCCAAGATCGCCGGTTACGAGAATGTGGTTTACACTGAGGAAAACATTAAGGCAGCGAAGAATGACAGGGCAGAGCTGAACAAGCTTATTAAGGCTATTGAGGAGAGAAGAAAGCAGGTAAAGAACATCATCAATAAACCTTATGCCGTGTTCGAGGAAGAGTTAAAGGAAATCACGGCACTTATCAATGAACCGGTCGCACTGATCGACAAGCAGGTAAAGGCGTTCGAAGAGAAACAGAAGGAAGAAAAGAAAGCGGCTATCAAGGCTGCCTACGATGAAAATATCGGAGATTTGGCCGAGGTATTGCCGTTTGAAAAGATTTTCGATAGTCGTTACCTTAATCAGACATATAAGCTGGCAACCGCACAGAAGGAAATCGTGGACAAGATCGACATGGTTAAGACGGATTTGGAGACTATCGACAGCCTGGATAGTAAGTATAAGCTGAATGCGAAGGATGTGTATATCAAGACCCTGGATCTCAGCAAAGCGCTGGCAGAGAACAAGAGGCTGGCAGACCTGGAAGAAAAACTGGAAGCAGACAAGCGCCGTAAGGCCGAGGAGGAGGCTGAGAGAAAACGCCAGGAAGAAATCCGTAAGCAGAAGGAAGCTGAGGAGCAGGCAAAGCGTGAGGCAGAAGAAGCGGAGCGTAAAGCGGCAGAAGCTAAGAAAGCACAGGAATCCGCTGCAGAAGTCGAGCAGACAGCACCTCAGTCTGAAATGGGTAAGGTAATCGAGTCCATTGAGAGATCGGCGTTCGCCCAGGCAGTAGCCGGAGATGTTCAGAGCGAGCCGGGAGAGCAGGCGGTTGATCCGTTCGCACCGAAGGCAGAGACTAAGCAGGAAAAGAAGTATAGAGTCAGATTCTATGCAGACGGAACCAAGGAACAGCTGGCTAAGCTGGTAGAGTTTCTGAATGAGAACAATATCAAATACGGCAAGATTGCAAAGGAGAGTAAGTGATGAATGAGTACGACAAGAGATTGGATTTTGACAGCGACACCTTCGAGGGTATGAAACACGATATGAATTTTGTTCTGCAGAGATTGCTCGGCAACATGATTGAGAAGCAGTCCACCGAAGGAAGCATGACGATTAAGATCGATGTAACCATGGTAAAGGAATTTATCCCTAATTACGATCCGAACGTAAAGGGAGAGTCAAGAGAAATCAGCAAGCCTCAGTTCAAGCATAAGGTAACGTCGGCGGTCAAGATAAGCGACGAGAAGAGCGGAAACCTCAACAACGAGATGGAGATGGTTATGGATGAAGAGACCGGCTGCTATGTGTTACAGCCGATTGCGAACACCCAGCAGAGAACTATCTTTGATTCGGACTTTATGGCCGGGCAGAAAAACCAGGAAGGCGAAGGGAACGACGACATCATCGACGGTACATATATCGATGCGGATGCAAGACCGGCACTGCCTGGTCCTTCTGATGATGAAGAACCTGCAGAGGAGCAGACAGAAGAGACCCAGCCTGCAGAAAAAGAGGGAACAGACGAACCGACAGAAGAACAGTCCGGAGGACCGGCGGAGGAAGAACCGGAAGATATTACGGACGACATCCTGGGAGATACAGACACAGAAGGTTATGATTACGAAGATCCGGAGGAATAGGCATGGGACTGATTAAACCAAGAATGAGCAGCTATGTAGAGAGAGGCAATAAGTTAATTGCGGAAGGCAAGACAAAAGAGGCAATGAACCTGGTAAGCCACGGTCTGCAGTATTACTCAGAGAGGGTTATCAATAGCATATCTCCATACGCCAAGTTAGATGCAGGACTGATTGTTTTAGTCCTGCGCCACCTGGCAAACGAGATTGAGAAGAATAACCCAGGAGCAAAGGAACTGGCAGATGGCATGGAGAAGTGCGTAGGTAAACCTTCCTTGCAGGAAATTGAGAAAATCAAGAAATCGAATAGGAGGTAATATGTATGCTATCTGAAAAAAGAATACGTGCAATCGTCAAAGACGAACTTAAAGAACAGATAAGGAAACAAACGATCAGGATGCGAGTATTGGCTTCCTGCAACAGAGTGGCAGAAAGGTTCGGGAATCCAACCGGTGACAGCTACTACAGTAAATCGGAAGAAATAAAAGAGGCTATAGACAAAGAGTTAAAGTATGTAGGCAAGGTGTATGGGATAGAGATACGGTCATACATTAGCACAAGGTACACGGATATATTAGGAGCTGAATGTAAATACGACGAGTATCATTTTGAAGTCAAGGAAAAAGATACGGATAAGTGGATAGACATTGATGAATGGTAAGGAGGCAATATGAATACACCGGAGAGTGATATGGAACAGGCAAAATTTGCGAGAGAGTGGGTACGAGCGCACGCTGCAAAGAAGATGGCAAAGTATGAGAAAAAGCTGAGAAGAGCCGCAAAGGATTTCTTCGGACATCCGGTATCAATCGCATACGTTAAGCCGGGCGTGATGTTTGAAATCAAAGGTACCGTAGAAAAGACGCGAACTGCAGCGGACAAAGAGAAAGGATAAGCGATATGGCAAGAGGCTTCATATACGTGTATGAGCGTATATATAAAGGCGAGAACGAGATGCAGGCTGAGTTCCGGAAGATACCGGTAAATGGAAAGCGAACCTCGGTAGCGGATCAGAAAAGAATACGGAAGGTAATCTCAGACAATGCCTACCGAATCGCCCAGGAGTGCAAAGTGCTTGTCGGCTACCCAAGAATGAGAATCGAAGGAACGAAAGTCAACCTGGGAGCTGCGAGCATCATGCTTCCGGACTGCAGGCTGATCGACATTGAGGAATTGAAGAAAATTGAGCGGGGGGGGGGGGAAATGATGAAAGAGGTTTATATAAAACTGGTAGACGGAACCGAGAAAACCTTAATGGCAGATTTAGAAATCACAAATGATGCAGTAAAGATTATTACGGCAGATGGGTCGGGCGCAACAATATATAAAAAATTCATAAGTGATCTCAGAGCGACAACAAGATACGACGACCCGATTCCGCGCTGTGGAGATATACTACCGAGTCACATAACCCCGTGGGATGCACCGGCTCCAAGGTACAAAGAAGGATGAGAGAAGGGAGAGATTTATAAGGACAGATGAAGAGTTACAGAAGGGAGGCGAGAAAATCCTATGAGGTCCTACAATCCGTTTGGTACTTGCAGGAATTGCGGATGTCAGATTATGTGGGTAAGAACAGTAGCCGGAAAGAATATGCCGGTTGATCCCACGATGATAAGCTACCGCAGGCCAGGAGCAGGAGTTAAAGCGAAGGAAAAGATAGTAACGCCGGAAGGCGAGGTCGTATGTGCCGATAAGGTATCATCCGAAAGCGCAGAAGGCTTTGGCTACATATCGCACTTTGCCACCTGCAAGGCAAGAAACCGTTGAGAAAAAGAAAAGCCGCCCCTTTGACAGGAACGACTCGTGACTGAGAATATTATACTCGCAAATGCGAGAAAAGTCAAGGAGGCGACATTATGGCAACGGAGAATAAGGAGAAGGCAAAGGGCGAAGCAATCTTCCCACTAACGCAGGAACAGATCAACCAAATAGCTGCTATCGGTGCCAAGGAAGGTGTAAGGGCATACAAGGAAGAGCAGAAGAAGGAAGAGCGTAGGAGAAAGAAGGAAGATAGCAAAGTCAGAAAGACAAAGAAACTGCTCAGCTCATACAGAAGAATCAAGGCGACATTATCGGATGGAGAGCAGTTCACTCCGGAGGAGCAGGCAGAGCTGAGATGGAAGTTCATTGAGGACCTTATGGGAAACACAAGAGAGATAGCAGGAAAGTCCGAGAGGACAATCAAAGATACGGAGCGCAAGCGTGAAGAGGATTTATACTGTGTGTTCCGGATAGAAAAAGCGACCGAAATGTACCGTGAGGAGTGTGAAAAGAGCGGAAGCGAAGAGGCGAAGCGCCGTTACAGAGAGTTAAGCATGATGTACCTGGACGAAAAACCTTATACGGTGCAGGAGATTTCGGAAGTAGAAAACATAAGCGATAAGACCGTCTACAAGGACATAGGAATAGCATGTGGCATTGTGGCTATTTACTTACTGGGTGCGGATTTCTAAACGCTCCCTGTGGCTGTAAAACAACCTGGTAGAAAATGAGTAGGTTGCATAAAGAATTACCAAGTGGTAATATGCTAATTAGCCGATAACCCAAATGTCACCCCTAAAAATAGCCAGTTGTATTTCTTCCCAACGGCAGGCAAGGCAGGGCGAAATCCCTGCCGGTTAGCCGAAGAGGAAATGTGAACAATCGGTTAAATAAGGCTATTTCAGTGTACTTAGGCAGGTCTGTATAGTATAATAAAACTATAAACAACCAGCATTAAAGGAGTGATTGAGATGGCAATTTGGATTAGCAGGTATAGTAACAAAGAGTTACAGAGTGGTAAGTATTACCCGGTTGGAATCAGCATCGGGACACCGAAGTTTCCGCTGGGGTACATGCTGAGAAAGCAGTGTTATTCGCTGGCACCTAAAGGCTATATGTTGAATATGGAGCTTGAAAGATTCAAGCCTGCATATTACGAAAAGCTGGAAGGTATCGGTACAGACAGAATCATTGATATGGTTCAGCGAATGGACGAAGAGGCAAGAGCCGAAGGAAAAGAGCTTGTGCTTCTCTGCTACGAAGATGTGAGAGTACCGGGTGACTGGTGCCACAGAACTGTATTCGCTGAATGGTGGGCGGAGCAGACCGGAGAACTGATCGAGGAGTTATATGATCCGTCAGAGCCGAAGGTCAAGAAGCCTGCAGCAAAGAAAGAAAGCAAGGAACCTGTCAAGAAGGCAGTCGAAGCCAGGAAGGAAGAGCCTGGTTACGAGCAGCTGAGTTTGTTTGGTTTGGCAGGGATTTAATCATAGCATCCGGAACTGGTGTAAGTAGCACGTGGCTATTCCATAGTTAAGGTCCTGTTCATCGCAGGGTTCCGGTCCAAAAACAACGGCATCGCCTCCAAGACGGAAGCGGTGCCTTATTTGTTATCATGGAATGTACACCGGTGTCCTTTGTGGTCCGGTGTCTTTTTGTGCAATATGCTGAGGTGGGTATCAAAAATCCCCGGTGTTATACCAGGGAACCGCCCCAGCTTTTTGTATATATTGAACAATTTTTAGGGAAGGAGACAAGGAAATGGCATTTTTTATGGACCCAGGAGCAATGTTCTTGGGGTGTTTAGGTCCGTCGGAGCAGAAGTTTCTCGTTACTCTGATAGAGACTGCAGCAAAGTCCGGATATACAAGGTTCGTTGAGCCATGTGCCGGTACCTTTGCTATGGCGAACCTGGCAGTACAGAATGGGTTTAAGCCGGAGCAAATCGAGACAAGCGACGTCAATATGATGTCAACGGTTCTCGGATATGCGATTACCGGCCAGTCGTTAGAGCCACTGGAAATCCATGCACAAGGCTTTAGCGATGAAGAGTTACTTGATCCTGCGACAGCATTGTATGCACAGCTGTACCTCAGAACGTCGAAGAATGCAGGCAATGATTATTTCTATCAGATACTCACGGACCTACGCCTCAGAAGAGACGAACACATCGAGAGTATCAATCGGCAGATAGAAGTTATTAAAAATCTGCTCGGCGGCATGAGCTACAGACCATTGGATATGTGGGAGCATCTGAAAGAGGTGCTGGATGATCCGCACGCTTTGGTTATCGCAAATCCACCGACCTACTTCTCCGGCTATGAGAAGTTTTACGACACACAAGGCAAGATGACCTGGAAAGAGCCACCGTATGAGTTGTTTGATCCGGAGACAGGACACCAGCAGTTCTACGACCTCTGCATGGATGCGAAGGCATTGGTTATCTGTTACCAGGAGAAGAGAGTAGGCGAAGCGGTAGGCTACACGATATACGCCCGCTCCGGTACGAGAGCAGACTTAAACGCCTACATCACTACGAACCGGGAGGAAGAGGCAACCGCCCTGGCAAACGGCAAGAAGATTAAGCGTCCGGCAGAGAGCAAATTGCAACCGCTGGACTGCAGTATGCTTCCGAGAGACTACGAAATCAAGGAAGATAGCAAAGTGCAGGTGATCCCGATTAAGTCAGCAGAGGCCCAGTATTACAGAGAACTATGGACGCACAACTTTGTGGGTTCATCGGCAACCTTCAACAGGGCATTGTTGATTGACGGATATGTGGCCGGTGTATTCGGCATATCGAAGATGGCCGCAGACAGCGTATTTGTGTGGTACGTGATGAAGGTGCCGCACAAGACATACCGGCTAGGTAGACTATGTTATATGCTGGCGCAGAATAGAGATTTTGTAGATACACTCCTGGACAATATCGAACAGGAGAAGGTCACAAAGATGCGCACCGCAATGCTTACCAGGTACCCGGAGAACAAAGAGGTACGAGGCATCATGAAACTGGTAAACAGGGTTGAGGACAAGAAGAACGGCTACAAGCTCACGTATGAGGCTGAACTAGTAGAGGGAAGAACCGAACAGCAGACGCTTCAAGAATGGCTAAGGAGGGAAAACGAATGGCAGAAGAACAGAGCAAAGGCATCCAGCAAATCGAAGGATGCGAAGTAATCTATGATATGGGTTCCGGCTTGGTGATCGCCAAGGTTCCGCTGGATAAGGTTAAGGAGCAGGACATCAACGCCAGGATAATGAAAAACGAGATGCAGGATCAGTTGACCGCTAATATCAAGAAGCGAGGACAGCTGGAAAGCCTGCCTCTTTTTGTTTTGGTGGATGGCAAGTTGGAAATCATCAGCGGCCACCACAGAGTAAAGAGCGCACGTGCTGCAGAGATGAAGGAAATCATCGCTATTGTCGATGTGTCCGGTCTCTCACGAAGCAAGATTGCGGCAAAGCAGCTGGCACACAATGCAATTTCCGGTTTCGACGACGACAGTACGTTGAGAGAAATCGTGAAGATGATAGACGATGTGGACGATATGATTGAGTCATTCGTCGGCAAGGAGATCATGGAAGAACCGCTGGAACAGTACGACAAGATGCTGAGTCCTGCGGTTCAGTTTGATTTTAAGAATGTGACGTTTACATTCCTTCCGCACCAGGTAAAGGATATGGACGCACTGGTTAAAGACCTGGAATCAAAGGCTCCGGACATTGTGGGCGTGGCATCCTACGAGCAGTGCAAGGGATTTGTGGAGACACTTAGCAAGTATCAGAAGTTTACGGACATCCGAAACGTCGGTGCGGCTATCCACTCTATGATCGAGAACGCCGCTCAGAAGATGGACGACTGCGGTTTCACAGAGGAAGGAGAATGGACCTACCTCGCTAAACTGTTTGGCAGTAATGCGGTACCGGGTGAGTCCGCTTCCGTTATTCAGCAGGCAATCAAGAAAGCTGAGAAGGAAGGGACAATCACGAGTAAGAACAGGTGGCAACTGATCGAGTACCTATGTGCTGACTACCTCAGTGGCAGGTAGTTAATGTATGGCAGCTAAGCCAAAATACAATGCCCCTTACCACGATAACTGGGCGTGGTCTTTGGCTGCAATGGGTGCCACCAATGAAGAGATCGCCCTTGCCATGGGAGTCTCCGAACGAACCATTATGCGATGGGCCAAGGAACACGAATCATTCGGCAAGGCGCTTGGAGAAGGTAAAGGCGTATCAGATGCGAAGGTAATAAGGAGTCTCTACGAGAGAGCTACCGGCTATGAGTACGAGGAAGAGAAGAAAATCATTGAGTATGACAAGGACGGTAATGTAAAACCGGTCAAGATTGAAAAGACCAAGAAGCACGTACCGCCGGATGTCACAGCTCAGATATTTTGGTTGAAAAATCGTCAGAGAGACCGTTGGCAGGATAGACCACAGGACTATGTGGATCAGACCAGCGACAATGACGCAGAGGTTCAGATTTACCTTCCGGATAATGGGAGGGACGATTGATGAAAGAGAAAATCGTATTAGCTCCGCAGAAAGGACCGCAGGAAATGTTCTTAGCTACTTCTGCGGATATTTGCATTTATGGAGGCGCTGCAGGCGGAGGAAAAACCTTCGGACTGCTGTTAGAGCCGCTTCGGTACATGGACAATCCGGACTACAACGCAACTATCTTCCGACGTGACTACACGCAGGTAACATCTCCAGGAGGATTATGGGATAGTTCACGAAAGATTTACCGCTACGTGAAAGGTTCCCAGCCGTTAAAGACACCAAAACTACACTGGACTTTTAAAAGAGGCGCATCGGTCAATTTCGCCCACCTCGGACGTGATGAAGATTGCGACGACTGGCAGGGTTCACAGCTCACGATGATAGGATTTGACGAGCTGACACACTTTAGCGAGTACCAGTTCTTTTATATGCTGTCTCGAAACCGTACAGATTCCGGTGTAAAGCCGTATGTACGAGCCACCTGCAACCCGGACGCAGACTCTTGGGTTGCTGAGTTCATTTCCTGGTGGATAAACCAAGAGACCGGCTACCCAATACCGGAACGGTCGGGAGTGATCCGCTGGATGGTGCGACTGAATGAGGTCGTTACCTGGTTTGACAGCAGGGAAGAGGCAGTGCAGGGAGCTATCGAGAACGGTGTCAAGCCGGAACAGGCTGAGACGATGCCTAAGAGCGTGACGTTCATTGCGAGTACGCTGCATGATAACAAAATTCTGATGAAGAATGACCCAGGGTATTTAGCCAACCTGCAGGCGATGGCTCTTGTGCAGAGAGAGCGACTACTGCATGGCAACTGGAAGATTAAAGCCGCCGCAGGTTTGATGTTCAAGCGAGTAAAGGTAAATATGCTGGAAGAGATACCGCCCGATGTTATCAAGTGGGCGAGAGGTTGGGACCTTGCGGCAACATCTGAGGATGAAAAGGGAGACCCGGCATACACAGCAGGCGTGCTGATCGGAAAGAGAAGAAACGGACGGTACATTGTGGCCGACGTTATCAATCGCCGGTTGAGTTCGTCTGATGTGAGAGAAATTATAAAGCAGACCTGCATAGCCGACAGGGCGAAATACGGAAGGGTAGCAACAAGACTTCCGCAGGACCCAGGCCAGGCAGGTAAAGACCAGGCACAGAGTTTTATGAAGCTCTTGGCTGGTTTTACTGTTAAGTGCATTCAAGAGTCCGGAGACAAGGTAACGAGAGCAGAACCGTTCTCAGCACAATGGTTAGGACTTGAAGGCATGGATAAAGGCAATGTCGATGTGCTGATTGCACCGTGGAATGAAGAGTATTTCAACGAGTGTGAGAACTTCCCACAGTCCAAATTCAAGGATATGGTGGATGCAAGTTCGTCAGCATTTACGGAGTTAGAGAGTGGTGCTACATACTCAGCGCCGCCTAAGGATAGCCAGTTAGGCAAGAGCAGTTATTGGAATAAGTGAGGTGAGAACAGATGGCTAACAAAGAAATCGGTCGCATAGGTCAGCGACGCTACGGAGGAACAATCTACGAAGAGTTCCTTCACGAACTGAGAGGCACACGAGGAATAGAGGTCTACCGTGAAATGTCTGAGAATGACGATGTGGTAGGTGCAATCCTCTTCGCTATCGAGATGCTGGTAAGACAGTGCGACTGGAATGTAGAGCCGGGAGGCGACACCGCAAAGGACAAAGAGGCTGCAGAGTTCGTAGAAAGCTGTATGCACGATATGCAGGACACCTGGACGGACACAATTTCGGAAATCTTATCTTTCCTCACTTACGGTTGGAGTTTCCACGAGATCGTGTATAAGCGCCGTATGGGAAATACGAAGAACCCAACCACAAAGAGTAAGTACACGGATGGTTTGATTGGATGGAAGAAGTTGCCTATCAGAGCGCAGGAAACGCTCTACAGATGGGAATACGACAATGAGGACAATCTGCTGGGAATGACTCAGATGCCGCCACCGGACTTCGGAACGTACACGATACCAATGAGTAAGGCATTGCTGTTCCGTACAAAGAGCAGGAAGAATAATCCGGAAGGGCGAAGTATTCTGAGAAATGCCTACCGATCCTGGTACTTCAAGAGACGAATCCAGGAGATTGAAGGTATCGGCATTGAGAGAGACCTTGCAGGACTCCCGGTAATGCACGGACCGGAAGGGTTAGACCTTTGGAACGATGATATTGAGGACAACAAGCAGACACGAATTGCGTTGGAAAATATGGTAAAGAGTATTCGCCGAGACGAGATGGAAGGTGTGGTACTTCCGGCAGGATATGAGTTGGAGCTGTTAAGTTCCGGCGGCACCCGACAGTTTGATACGAATGCGATCATCAACCGCTACGATACCCGAATTGCAATGACGGTACTGGCGGATTTTATTTTCTTAGGGCATTCAGAGACCGGTTCCTGGGCGTTGAGTTCCGATAAGACGGAGTTGTTCGCTATGGCAATCGGTGCATTCCTAGACATGATCTGCGAGACATTCAACAGCCAGGGCATCCCACCGTTGATCGATATTAACGGTGAACATTTTGCAGGCATCACGGAGTACCCAAAGATGTCCCACGGCGACATTGCAGATGTGGACGTAACGAAGGTTGCGGCATTCATCAAGGATATGACTGGCATCGGAATCTTAGTACCGGACGACGGACTGGAAGATTACATTCGCCAGGTCGGACACCTGCCGGAGAGGACAACGGACGACAGAACAGTAGACCAGCGGCGCAAGCAACAGGCGGAGCAGAACCAGCCACCGGAGCCTGAGACAGCCGCAGGAAGCGATGGAAACGACGAAGGCGAAGAAATCCCCGACAATGTGGCGGAAGCCGCTAAAAGGCGATTAGGAAGGAGCGGTGCAAATGGCAATAAGGTTCATACGACCAAAGCGAATACGCAAGGCAAAGACACCGGGCAGTCAAGAAGTCCTACGCAGACTTGAAGAGTACCTGCAGAGCGAATGTGACGAACCGGTTGAAATCCTATGCGGGTTTTGGCAGGATCAGCAAGACGCCATCACGTACCAGGAACTCCGAAAAGCAGTAGCGGACGGAAGCCTTAGTAAAGAGACGTTAGAGGCTTGGCAACAGGATTACTCAGTGCTTGTTGCCGAGAGATTGCAGTCAATGTGGACGCGGGCAATAGCAGCGGGACCAACCGGGCAACCAATCCTGGACGGTCTCGCTTTTGAGTTTAACACTCAGACACCTGGCGTTCTCGACTGGATCAGTGAAAGAGGAGCTGAGTTTGTCACCCGATGCACAGAAGAACAGAAGGACGCAATAGCGGCACTCCTGGAAAAGAAAATGAGAGAGAGCCATACAGTAGATGAACTGGCAAGGCTCATTCGTCCATGCATCGGTCTGACAGAGGGTGACGCAAGAGCAAACGCCAGGTATTATGACAATATCGTGGCTACGATGCGAAAAGAACATCCGAGAATGAAGATTGAGAGCATCCGCCGGAAGGCATTGGACGCTTCTCAGAAATATGCAGAGAAACAGCACCGGGCCAGGGCATTCACAGTCGCTCAGACCGAGAGTGCTTTTGCTTATAACCGTGGAGCCGATGAAGGCATACGCCAGGCACAGGGCGAAGGGTATCTTGGAACGATGGTAAAGAGATGGAGTACATCCGGAGACGATTCGGTGTGCGACATCTGCAATGCGCTGGAAGGTACTGAGGTAGATATGGACTCCGACTTTGATTTCAAAGGAAAGGTTCTGTTTGCAGGACAACATATGTTACCACCTGCACACCCGAGATGTGCCTGCGCTATCGAGTATATCGAAGTGGCTGCACCGAGAGGAAGGAAGTGAGAAAGTGAAGAAGTTCTCTGATTTCATCAAGAAGTCTGCAGAACCGCAGAAGAAAGAGCCTGCCAGCAATGTGATTAAAGGCAGGTTTAAGATTGCCAAGTCCGACGACGACAAGCACCTGGCATTTGGCTGGGCGAATGTGGCTATCCGTGCTGATGGAGAAGAGATTGAGGACTGGCAGGAGGACATCATCGAGCCGGAAGAACTGGAAAACGCAGCATACCAGTATGTGTTACTCTATCGTGAAGGCGGAGAAATGCACGAAAGAGGCGGAGCTGCAGTCCTGGTTGAATCTGTGGTATTCACGGAAGAAAAAATGCAGGCAATGGGAATCCCGGCAGGCACTCTTCCGATTGGTTGGTGGATCGGCTTCAAAGTAACCGACGAGGATGTATGGGAAAAGGTTAAGGACGGCACATATCCGATGTTCTCAATCGAAGGAGAAGCCGAGAGAGTCGAAGTAGAAGATGAAAACACCTTGTAAAAATGGGGCGTATTGAGTTTTTCAGCAGTCTTAACCTTATAATTCCACATATGAGAGTGTAATAAGGGCATAGGTAGTTCACATTATGGAGACAAATCTAAGCAAAAAGAACAAATTGATAAAACAGATCAGCAAGGCATCCGATATGGTGCCTTTTTCTGATTTCCTGCTCGAATTTATGGACCGCTACGGTTTGAATAACCTGCGAGAGTCCACAGTAGAGCAGTTAGAAGAGTTTATCAGCAACAGAAACATCATTCCGTTATTAGGAGAGGCACCGCAAAGGTGTCTTTTTTAATATAAATCTTGCGGAAAGGAGGAAGCAAAGTGGCAACAAAGTTAAAAAATCTCAGAATCAGCAAGGTTGATTTTGTAGATGAGGGTGCAAATCCGGATGCTCACATTAAGCTAACAAAGAGTAAAGGCGAAAAGGGGCAGTCCACAGGAGAGAATGGCGATAAGAATGGTTTTGTCAGCCGATTGTTCGGTTTCATCGGCAAAAAGGCCGGCATGAACCAGGAAGAGATCGACAGTGCAGTAGAGGAAGTTCTGAAAGGCAACTCTGTTAGTTTCAACGAGCGTTTCAATGAAATCAAGAACAGAAAGATTGCTGATGAAATTTGGGATATATGCTACGCACTGCAGGCAAGCCTCTGTTCGATTCTGAATGACGAGGAACTGGATAGCACCGGCGCAGCAACAGCGATGAATGAGAGCCTTGACGAGTTCACTGCAGTAGTGAAGGAAGCAATTAGCAACTGGTCCGGCGGAAAGGTAATCAACATCGTAAAGAGTGACGAGGTGACGGAGAGTGACCTGGCAATGATGAAGTCTGCGGCTGCAAGGCTGAATGACAACATCGAGAAGGCACAGACCGCCGCTGGAAAGCCTGCCGGAGAAGGAGATGATCCGGAGGTAGACACAGAGGACAAAAAGGACCAGGGCAAAAAGAAACAGTCGAAAGGAGACAACGAAGATATGAAGATCGACAAGAGCAAAATGACCCAGGCTGAGCTTCTCATTCTCGAAGATATTGAGAAGAGATACGGCGTGGCAGACGACCCGGCTCAGACAGAGCAGACTCCGGAGGGAAAACCTGCGGTAACAAAGTCTGTTGAGAAGCCTGAGCAGAACCAGGAAACACCTGCAGATGGCGAGGACATCTACAAGGGACTCAATCCTGCTGTTAAGGCAGAAATCGAAGCGCTCAGAAAGTTCCGTGAGGATGCTGAGAACAGAGAACTTGAAGCCGTAGCAGGCAAGTATGAAATCATCGGCAAGAAGAAAGAGGAGCTTGTACCTATGCTCAAATCTCTCAGAGCTACCGGTGGAACTGCATACAACGATATGATCGCCGTTCTTGATGCCACCGTGGAAGCGGTCAACAAGTCCGGCGTTTTTTCCGAGGTAGGCAAGTCCGGCCATGGCTCTGTGCACGTAAGTGATGCAGAGGGCAAGATCGAAGGTATCGCCAAGAGCTATATGCAGAAAGAACCTTCCATGAGCTATACGGATGCACTGGCTAAGGCTTGGGAAGATAACCCGGACCTTATGGACGCATACGACGCTGAGGAAGGATTTTAAGGAAGGAGGAAAAGACCATGGCAAAGAGAAACTTCAACGGCTCACAGATTAACCAGTCTGTGACAATCGCAGAGCAGGCCGGTGCTGCTATCGACGATGTGAGAAACCTCATTCTCAAATATGACGAGAATGGAGATGTAGTCGTAGCAACCGACGGCACAGCACCTATCGTAGGCATTGCAATTATTGAGGCAGGCTATAACGACATCTCCGGAGCAGAGTCCGGAAAAGTTGCAAAGGGAGACCAGGTAGATGTTCAGATTAAGGACATCGGCTACATTCTTGCTGGCGGAGCCATCAAGAAGGGCGAAGAGGTAACTGCAACCGCAGGAAAAGCAACAAAGGCAGCTGACGGAGATTATGTGATCGGCGTGGCGCTCAGCAATGCAGCGGAGAATGACTATGTTAGAGTTCAGATTTCCAAGTATCAGAAGAACGCCGCAAAATAAGAAGGAGGAAATAGGTAAATGAAAAGAACAGCTAAGAGCATCCAGGCAGACATTGCCAAGGGTGCATTCAGACCGCACACAGCGCTTTCCACTATGGCGCTGGCTTACTATCAGAAGGATACAACATCTTTTGCAAAAAATATGTTTCCGGTTTGCCCGGTAGGGTTATCCTCTGATAATTACTATGTATTCGATAAAGAAGATCTGTTACGTGACAACTGGAGCAGAAAACCGGCGTATGGCTCAGTAGACCCGGCTGTACTTTCTGAACATACAGAAAATTATGCCTGCCATGTAGATCAGATGATTATGGGCGTAGACAAGATTAGACAGACAGATCTCGACCGTAGACAGGGACCTCAAACAAAAGACCCTCGCCAGCAGAGAACAAAGACTATTGCAACGCAGGCCAACATCCACCAGGATTCTGAATTTTCTAAGTCATTCATGCGTAAAGGCGTATGGAAGAACGAGGCGTCCGGTACGGATTCGACAGCTGTTTCAACTGGACAGTTTATTAAATTCAGCAACGGAAACAGCGATCCGATTAAGTATTTCCAGGATAAAGTCACAGAGATTAACCAGGAGACAGGACGTACACCTAACAGACTTGGCCTTGGTGTAAATGTTTACAATGCATTGACAGTGCATCCGGCAATCCTCGACAGAGTGAAATACAGCGGTTCGACACCTAACCCTGCAAAAGTTACTCTTAATGTGTTAGCACAGCTCTTTGAAATCGATAGAGTTGTTATTGACAGAACGGTTCAGAACAAAGCCGGCTTAGGACAGAAAGCAGATATGGGATTTATTAACGATCCGAATGCATTCCTGTTAGCATATGCAACAGACACGCCTTCCATCGACGAGCCTTCTGCAGGCTATATCTTCACTTGGGACATGCTTGAAAATGGAATGCTGCTTCCGATTCTTAATTATCCTGGTGCGCCTGGTACACATTCCGAGCTTGTTGAAGGCCTTATGGCTTACGACATGAAGAAAACCGCAGACGACCTTGCATTTTTTGGTTATGACGCAGTGTAAGGAGGTTTCGCCATGGGATTGATTGCAAAAAGACCTTGCAGTTATGGCGGCAAAAAGTTCTTTATCGGGGATGAAATCCCTGCAGACCTCGTGGCAGATGTCGCAAGGGAAGAGAAACTTGGCGTAATCTCAATCACGAATGCAAGTGCAGGGGTATCGGTTCAGTCCGGTACCCTTTTTTCGCAGGAGCAGGTAGACGAGATGATCGCTGAGGCAGTCGCCAATGCAAGCACAGGATATACACAGGAGCAGGTAGACGAGATGATCCAGTCTGCTGTTGCTGAGATTAAGCCGGCTTTACCATTACGGTCAAAGGCGAAGGAGACAATGTAACAGCTGTTTCCTGCAGCACAGAGGACGTCCAGGCGGTAGTAGATGTGTTACAGATGAACGCAGACGACGGAGCAAAGGCAGTAGCCAATGTCAAGTCTGACAGCGTTCTGATTTTGCTTCACGCATTAGACACACGTGCTACGGTCAAGAAAGCGGCTCAGAAACAGCACGACACTTTATTCTCCGCTGACGGTAATTCAAACGAATCCGTAGGCGGTAACGCATCCACAGACGGTACTACGGAGGGAGCTGATACCTAATGTCGAAAGGTGCATACACATACGAACCGGGAAACATCACAGAATACGGCAAAGACCGAATGAGATTTGAACTGGGAGACACGATGGTGGAAGGACTTGCTGATACAACGGCATTGACGGACGAGGAGATACAAGCGGCGATAGACGCATACCCGAATAAGTGGAAGCGTGCGAAGCTAATGCTCCTGGAAAGTTTGTGCCGTCGTTTTGCGTATGAGGTCAACACAAAGACCGGTCCTCTCAGCCTGGATATGAACGGCAGGGCGAAACTTTGGAAAGAAGATTACGACAAGCTGAAAAAAGAAGTCCAGGCAGAATCGGTGTCGGTACCACGCTTCGGGAACGGAGTGGACGGACCACCATATTTTCATACCGGTATGCACGAGAATAAGAGGGTGTGGAACGGATGATAAATGCGAGATTTATGTATTTAAGGCCGGGAAACCTATTCAAGGATTTTGTTGTCGAAGCGAATACGCAGGTTGTTACATCAACCGGAAGAGTAGCAAACGCACCAAAGGGAGACGGTTCAAAGATCGTCAGAGGATGTCTTGCTGAGTCCACAAAGGAACAGAAAGAATCCCACTCTACGAGAGACAGGGTTTGCACTCATACGATTGTGCAAGCAGGCAGTCCGGAAGCAAAGAAGTCCGATAAGCTCATACTTGGAAACCGTACATTTTACATCATCGATATTGACGAGGTTGGCAGTTTGGGAATATCCACAATCTACTACGCTGAGGAAAGGAAGGATGTCAAGTGAAATTATGGGTAGATGGAAAAGCAGGGAGCGCAGGAAGTGCCATAAGAGCAACAGTGAAGGACCAGGTAGCCAAAGTCAACCGACAAGTCGTATCCAGGGGCGTTAGGGCAGTGAATGCCATGAGAAATGCAGAACTGGAAGTGCTAAAAGGCCAGAGGAGCGGCCGAGTATATCGCAAGCCGCACAGCAAAGCGACCTACACAGCATCGGCACCAGGAGAACCACCGGCAAGACGTACAGGAAATCTCCGTATGCACTGGAATGGCCAGGTAAAAACCGAAGGTGGTACTGCAGGCGGCGGTGTTCAAGTCATAGCAGAGCTAGAAAGCCAGGAGAAATATGCAAACTACCTGGAAAATGGCACGAGCAAAATGGCAGCAAGACCGTTCGCTGACAAGATCAAGGAAAAAGCTATCCCGGAAATTGAAAGAATTTACAAGGAGCCGTATGGCTAAGGAGGTAGAAAATGGCGTTGGTATTGGAACAGCCGGTTGCAACCTTCGATTTGAGCGAGATTGCCAGGGGCGATTTAGTCTACGGCAAGCATCACACATGGCCGGAAGGTAAAGCTGGATTTGTGACATCAGCCACCGAGAAGGAGCTGATTGTTCAGTATCATCCGGGTATCGGCAATGTAACGAATCATTTTCATATTCCCATTGATGAAGCGGTAGGCGGTCAGTGGGAGATCAGATATTCAAAGGATATGTCGGAGGTTAAGACCTACGGCATTGCAAGGCAGGACACAGAGGAAGGAGAAAGCAGTAATGAAGCTGGAAGAACTGATTCATAAACGGTTCGTGAGTACAGCGGAACTTACGGAAATGCTTACGACATTCGCTGGGGTTCCTGCTGTTTTTAGTCCGGACGCACCGGGCGACGAACAGGAAGGGTGGGGCGGTAACACGCAGTACCCGATGGTAACTTACAACTATGACCTGCAGGCAAACGAAGAACGAAACAGCGCAGGAACGCTTTCGGTGTCAATCCTTTGTCAGAACACGACAGAGGTATTTCCGGAAGATATTGCGCCAGTAGTGAAGAAATGTCTGCGTGATGTGATTCTCATTCCGGAAGGCGGTACGCCGTACTGCTTTACCTGGGCGAGAACGGATGCGTTCACTATGGGCGAGGATGCAGGAAAAGCCGGTGTTGTAATCGGCTGTGAAGTCAGATTTGACATCCTGGAATATCCGTCTATGGAGACGTCCGATCCGGACCCGGTAATGGCGGTTGATAAGTATATCAAGGAGTTGTACCCGGAATGCCTGGTTATGGGATATGACCGGATGGAGGAGATAACCGAAGCCTCAGCGGATCAGCCGGTGGTTTACTGCAGACTGATTTCATCTGAGAAGCAGGAAGAAACGAATACAGTAGCCTGGATGGACGGTAGAATTGCCGTCCATGTTTTATGCCCGGAAAGCACAGTGAGATTGAAGATGGCCGCAGATATTGCCAACCACCTGTCACTCGACGGAGAGGTAATTATGCTGGACCATTCGCCTATGTTCATCAAGAGACTGCAGGTGAATTACAAATCTGACTACTTGAAGGAAGGCCAGGTATTCATCACAGGTCACTATGGATTGCTTAGGTACAAGGCTAAGCCTCACGTGCTTATGGCAGCTCATGGAAATTACAGTTAAGGAGGTAAAGCATGGCTAAGGAAACAGCAACTCCGGCACCTGCTGAAACAAAGGCAGAAAAGAAGCCGGAGAAAAAGGCCCCTGCAGAGTCCGTTTACACAGTAAGCGAGCTTGCAGGCAACGCAAGAAGCGTATTCGGCACAATGCAGGAATGCGTTGTAGCCGCTCTGAAAACTGACGGCAAAGCCGAGTACACAGTATCAGAGGCAAAGGAAATTGTAAGCAAGTTCTTACAGAAGGAGGTTAAGTAGAAATGGCAGGAACATTCATTTTAGGCGAAACTAAGGTGCGTCCTGGTACCTATTTCAACATTCAGAAGAAAGGCGGAAATGCCGCTGCTGGCGTTATGAATGGTGTTACCGCAGTAATCTTCCGTGCAGATTTCGGTCCTCTCAACGAGGCAATCGAGTTATCTGCAGAGGATGGCTACGAAGGAACATTCGGTACCGCACTTACTACGGACGCAATGAAAGAGGCAATCGCCGGTGGCGCAAAGACGATCATCGCCTGCAGAGTCGGTAACGGCGGCACTCAGGGCAGTATCAAGTTGCAGGACAGCGAAAGCACAGATGCAGTAAGCATCACAGCAAAATATCCCGGAGCAAAGGACTTTGTAGTAACAGTCCGTGAAAAGCTCTCAGACAGCACTCTCAAAGAGTGCATTTTTTATGCCGGTACAACAGAGTTTGAGAAGGTGGAATTTGCCGCCGGAACAGACGAAGCTAATGCCCTTGTGGATGCGCTGGCGTCTTCCAAGAATTTCAAGGCAGAGGTTATCAAGTCCGGCACCGTAACATTACAGAACGTGTCTCAGTCCCAGTTTACAAAGGGAACTGATCCGCAGGTAACGAATGGGGACTACTCCAATGCGTTTAAGCAGGTAGAGGCGTATGAGTTTAACACGATCTGCGTCGATACCGAGGATACTTCGGTACATCTGCTTCTGCAGAGCTTCATCAATCGTATTTTTGATGCGGCATCCCTTACACAGGCTGTCGTTGCTGAGAAGCACACGGTAGACCTGGAAACAAGGGAAGCACACGCTGCTTCATTCAATGACGAGAAGATGCACTACGTTCTCAATGCCCATGTGAATGAGCAGGGTACGGAGATCGACGGTTATCAGACTGCAGCACGTATTGCCGGTATGATCGGCGCAGTAGCGGCAAACTCTTCACTCACTCATACAGTAGTCAGCGGCTTCTCCGAGATCAAGGAAAAGCTGACAAACACTGAAATGATTGCTGCAGAGAAGAAAGGCTGCCTGGTGCTCAGCTATAACAAGGCTAAGCAGGTGTGGATTGATAATGCAATCAATACCCTCATTACGCCGAAGGACAACCAGGACGACGGCTGGAAAAAGATTCGCCGTGTTAAGACTCGTTTCGAGCTTATCAGACGTATCAATACCACCTCTGACAACCTGGTAGGCAAGGTAGACAACGACACCAACGGTCGGGCAACTGTAATTTCTCAGTTGCAGGCAGTCGGTGATGCAATGAGAGAGGAAGGAAAGCTGGTAGCCTGCACAGTAAGCGAGAGTTCTGCTTACACAGCAGACGGAGACTCCGCATGGTTCGACATCGATGTTATCGATAAGGATTCTATGGAGCATATCTACCTCAGCTTTATTTTCCGTTTCAGCACCAATGAGTAGAAGGAGGTAAAAAGCGATGATTAGAAACGAGAGAGCCGCCGGTGATTCAAGACACGCACGTACCGGTAAGGACGGAGCGTTCTACAGCGAGGACGGCGTTTTACTTGCGACCGTTGATACGTTCACTTCCAACGTGAACTACAACAATGCTAAGTACAGTGTGCTTGGAGATGCGCAGGAACATGAGACATCCAACACATTTGCTGTCAACCTCACGATGTCTCAGATCGTAGTAGAGGACGACCAGTTCTTTGTAGAGGTCATGGAGGCATTAGAGACTCAGAACCCGCCGCACTGGAACTTCCAGGGTTCACTTCTCGGACGTAATGGTTCTGAGGAGCGTGTGGTTTACAAGGAGTGTATCCCTTCCGGACAGATCGACATTCAGAATGTCACTGTCGGCGATGTTATCAAGAGAAACTGGAACTTCTTTGTCAACAGACCGCCTAAGTTACAGTCATTACTCGGCGTAGACAGATAAGAGGTACCACATAAGAAACCAGTAGGGGAGCCGGAGCGGTTCCCCTTTATTTAATCAAAAAGAATTGGAGGACATTCAAATGGCTAAAGAATTTGTAAAAGGCGTAACAGTAGGCGAGGCAACAGCTGAGGAGAATACTCAGCCTGCAGTAAGCACAGTGGAGACAAACGAAGAGGAAACAAAGCAGGTAATCAGAGCGAATGAGGAGGACTTCATCGCAGGTCTGATTGCGGCTGCAGATTTCGCTTCCGATGAAGAGGAAACACAGAGGATTGAGATTGTCAGAAACGGCAAGCTCGCTTTTGCATTCTCTATCAGACCTCTCGGCTCAGAGGAGTACGACAAGTGCCGTAAGAAATTTACAAAGTATGTTCGTAATAAGCAGCTTGGTATCAAGATGCCGGAGGACACAGACCGTATCAAGTACCAGTCAGCAATCATCCACAAGGCGACTATCGCAGAGGATAGAGAGAAGTTATGGGACAACAAGAAGGTATGGCAGGCGCTTGAAAGCAAAGGATTTCAGATTATGTCCGGCCTGGACGTAATCGAGTACACACTTAAAGCTGGCGAGAAAGACCGCATTATTGATGCGATCGACACCCTCAGCGGCTACGAGAGCAACATTGAGGAAGTAGCAAAAAACTAATTGAAGCGGGGGGCAAGATGTGCTTGCTACATCACATATTCCAAAAGACAGGAATAACCCCCGATGAATTTTACGAGAAACCGAAAGGCGTGCAGGCATTCATGCTTGCGTCTATGCGGATAACCCTAGAATCACAGAAAGGAGGTAATGACGGTGGCGGAAACACTTAGAATCGAAATTCCTATTGAGACGGTTGATAATACAGATCCGGGAGTCTCCAATGCTACGAAGAAATTCGAGAAGATGGAACGAGCGGCCAATAGTGCGAATAGTTCAGCCAAGAAAGCGAGCGACACAGTTTCCAAGTTTGACAAGCAAGCTCAGAAAGCCGAGAAGAGCCTAGCAAGCTGGGCGAAAGAAAAGTACGAAGTCCTGCTTGAAGCAAAGGAACGGATCAGTCCGGTACTCTCTACGCTGGGTAATGGGCTAAGGAGTTTTGCAGGGAAAACGTGGAGCGTTACAATGCGAGCGATTGACCTCATAACCTCCCCGGTTCGAGGGATCATAAACCTGTTGAAGAATCCGATCTTCCAAGTCGGAGCGGTCCTTGGAGTCAGTATCGGTCTGAAAGACACGATAGAGACATACAAGGACTTCGAGGCCGCAATGTCACAGGTCCAGGCTATAAGCGGAGCCACCAGCACAGAGCTTGTCAAACTGACGAATAAGGCAAAGGAAATGGGTGCAACCACGAAATTCACAGCCGAAGAGTCAGCGCAGGCGTTTAACTACATGGCAATGGCTGGATGGAAAACCGACGATATGCTGAACGGTATCGAAGGCATTCTCAGCTTGGCGGCAGCTTCCGGAGAAGATTTGGCAACGACATCCGATATTGTTACGGATGCACTTACGGCGTTCAACATGAAAGCCGGTGATGCCGGACATTTCTCAGATGTTTTGGCGGCGGCTGCATCAAATGCGAACACGACAGTCTCCGGAATGGGCGAGACTTTCAAATATGCAGGCTCTATGGCAGGATCGCTCAGTTACTCCATAGAAGATGTTGCCCTTATGACAGGCTTAATGGCGAATACTGGAATTAAGGGGACAATGGCCGGTACGGCACTCAACTCAATATTCACGAGATTATCGACGAACACCAATGGAGCGGCTGATGCTATGAAAGACTTAGGCATCAGCTTTTTTGATTCCAATGGACAGGCCAGGGATTTATCTGATGTGATGGGTGAGTTAAGGACGGCTACGGCAGGTATGACGGCTGAGCAGAAGTCAAACCTGGCAAATACAATCGCAGGAACACAGGCACAGAAAGGTTTGCTTGCTATCTTGAACGCCTCGGAAGAGGACTACAATAAGTTGGCAGATGCCATCAACAATGCAGACGGAGCAGCAGCGAATATGTCTGAAACGATGATGGATAACCTGCAGGGTTCTATCACATTGCTGCAGAGTGCAGTAGACGGAGTGAAAATCTCATTTGGTGAGAGGTTATCTCCATACGTGAGAAGCCTGGCAGATTGGCTTACCGATCAGATGCCAGCGGTTGAATCCGGTCTTGATGAAATGATGGACTGGGTAGACACAAAAGTGGACCGCATGAAGAAGAAATTCCATGACTTAACAGAGTCAGAAGAATGGAAAAACGCAGATTTCCTCGGCAAGGTGAAACTGAGCTGGGATGAATTTATTGCTGATCCGTTCAAGGAGTGGTGGGACACCAAAGGAAAAGCAAAATTTGCTGACTTCGCCGGAGACATCGGAAAAGGTATTGGTAGCGGAATTAAAATCGGCGTTATGACAATGCTCGGTATTGACATCTCGGAAACATTCGACGAGGGAACCAGTATAGGAGCGTCGTTCGCCAAAGGCTTCTCAGAAGGATTTGATTTCGATGCCGTATCTGCGAAGTTGATGGACGGACTCGGTAATTTAGTATCAAATGCGGGCAAACTGCTTCCGGGCGGTAAGTCCGCAGATTTGTCGTCTGTATTCTCGGCGGTATTGCTCGGCAAGATTGCCAGTCCGTTTATCAGCCTTGGCAAGGGAGCAATCAACCTGGGTAAAGCAGGAAAGACAGTATTAGGTTCGGGAACAGGAGAGATGGGACTTGGAGCAGCAATGCTCGGTTCATCTGCAATGGGTACCGGACTTCTCGGAAAGTCGGCAATGCTGGCAATCAACCTCGGGGCAGGAAACCTGGCCGGGGGCGCATCACTAAGCGCAGGAGCTTTATCTGCAGTCGGAATGGGCGCAGGAGCAGGAGCGATTGCCGGTGGTGCAACACTCGTAAGTAGTGCAATGGATTTGTATAAATCTATCAAGTCTGACAATAAGGACGAGAAAGCCGCTTACGGTGGGTCAGCCGCTTGGAAAGCAGGCGGTGTAGCAGCTGGTGCGGCGGCGGGTGCAGCGCTTGGTTCTGTAATTCCTGGTCTTGGTACAGCGGTCGGCGCTTTAATCGGTGCCGGTGTCGGAGGTATCGCAGGATGGATCAAGGGTAATAAGGTCAAAGAAGAGTACCAGGATAATGTCGAAGAAATGCAGAAGGAAGCCGAGAAAGCTCAGAAGATTTTCCAGGCAACCGGTTTGTCAATCGAAGATGTACGATTTCAGAATAAGGCTCTGCAGGATGCTATGAATGATAGCGAGGTTTCTGCAGAGCAGTTTTCAGCTATGTTCCAGGAAGAGTGCGAAAACGTGGCAAAGAATGCTTTTGGAAAGATTAAGTTATCCCTGGAAGAGGTCAAGAGTATTGCGAGTGATATTACATTCGGCGATATGACGGACGGACTGAACACCTTCACAACCGCAACCAATGACACACAGCAGGCACTTAGCGACCTGCAATCATCAGTATCGACCTTGAAAAAGGAAAACTGGAAAGTCAGCTTAGGGATGAAACTGGATGAACTGCAGAAGGACGATTACAAGAGTGCAATCGAAAACTTCATCAGCGATAGCCAGTCCTATATTGACAACAACCATTATGAGGCGACAGTCGCTTTGAAACTGCTCACTGGAACCGACGCAGATACCAGCGGTATCGACAGCTACTATGGCAGCGTGAAGAAACAGCTGGACGATTTGGGAAAAGAACTCAGCGGAAAAGTGGATATTGCCTTAGAGGATAGTATTATCAGTCTTGACGAGTCTGCAGAAATTCAGAGCTTGCAGGATCAGATTTCTGCTATCACAGGAAAGATTTCGCAGGCCAGGACGGATGCGGAATTTGACACATTGAAGATTAAGTATTCCGGCGCAGAGCTGGACATGGATAGTTTCAATGCTTTGCAGGAAGAGCTGCAGACGCAGGTAAGTAATGCGTCGGATCAGTACGAGCAGGCACTTACGCTCACGCTCACAAATCTGAACCTGCAGCTGGCAGACGGAGCTATCACGCAGGAAGAGTACGATGCGGCCGTGAAAGAGGCGACCGATGGCTACTACGCCCAGCTGAATGAGATTAACGCAAGAGTATCTTCGTTCAACTTGGAAACGATTGCCGAGGCGTGGGACTCCTCACTTCAAGGCTATATGCCGGAGATTGAGGGAAGCACGAAGGAGAAGCTGGAAACAGCTTTGAACAATGCGCTGCTGGCACACCCGGACGTACAGACTTGGACTGCAGCTGATGTGGCAAGCTGGATGGGATTAGACAAGCTCAATCTCGATACGGCAGTTCAGACGGACATTGCGACTCAGATTTTACAGACGGCACTTGCGGTACCGGATGGCACCAAAGAGAAGATTATGCAGGATTTCAAAGATTCTGTACCGACTGCAGAGGAAATCAAGGAAGCAATCGATTGGGATTCAATGACCAATGAGGACTGGACGGAACTCATGGAGTCCATCACAGGTCCGACAGAAGGCGAGTCAATCGGCTTGAATACAGAAGATCTGAAAAAGAAGATGTCGGACTACTACGGCGAGTATTTCGAGAGTGTCAAGACGTCCTATTCGGAAGCACTTCACAATGCCCTGGAGAACAGCGGCAGTGAAGAAACACTCAGCACATTTATGCAACAGTATATGCAAGATCAGATGGCCGATTTTGATTTTTCGACGGTCATGGAGAATTACGGTCCTATCTCGAACGAGTATTTCGCTACGTTGCAGTCAGAGTGGCAGACAGCCGGCACAAACCTCGGAACATCTCTTAACACGGGAGCGTCAACGAGTCTTACCAATGGCTCAGCAGGACTGAGGACCAGTCTGCAGACCTCTCTCAATACAGCAACGGCAAGTCCGTTCAGCATCAGTCCAACAGTAAACGTAACACCGAAGTACAACCTGCTGACGCTGCCGACAATTCCAACAACGACATCCACACCGGCGAAACACGCTGCGGGCGGTCGAGTTGGTGGCGGTCCTCAGCTGTCATGGTTGGCAGAGGAAGGTTGGGACGAGTTTGTTATCCCGACAAATCCAAGCCGAAGGACAAGAGCGCTTGAATTGTACGAGCAGGCAGGCGAGGCACTCGGCGTTTCTAAGCACGCAGACGGCGGCCGTATAGAAGGCTCAAATTTGAGTGATATGGTATCAGACCATAATTTATTCACTGAGGCGACAAGAAACGCATCCTATGGCTATAACGAAACCACAGAAGGTAATTATGAGGACAACTCAGCAGAAACATTTGCTCCGGTAAGTTCAGAGGTTCCGGCCTCTACACCACAGACTGGTCCGATCAGTGTAAATGTTGCAGTTAGTCCGAATTTCCAAATTGAGGCGAAGGAAGGTCAGAGTGAGGAAGATATTGTTGCCGTAATCAGAAGGCACTTAGGCGAAATTGCAGACGAACTCGGCGGAAACATCGCCGACAAGTTAAGCGAAGTATTCGCCAATATGCCGGTAACAAGCACGAAAGGAGCGTAGGCAATGGATATTAAACTAATTCCGGTGGAAAAGGGTTCAAAGTTTACGTTCCCGGCTCTACCCGAAAAGGTGCAGGGCAAATATGCAGCCAAGTACCAAAGTTTTGACATCATCTCCCTGGGTACCGTAAAGGTGCCTAAGGGGACGGATGTTTCAGAGTTTTCGTGGGACGGTGTATTTTTTGGAGCATCAAAGAAGAATGAGGCAATCGTCAAGACGAATGCCTGGAAAAGTCCAAATGAGTGTGTAAAAATTCTGAATGACTATATGTTGAATGAGACAGTGCTTACATTGATCGTAACGGAAACGTGGATAAACGTGGATGTTACGATTTCTTCATTTCAGCCGAGACCGGTTGGAGCGTATGGCAATGTCGAGTATTCCATTACGTTTGTTCAGAAGAAACCGCTGAAAATCTACAGTACAAATGAACTGAAAATTGCGGCGTTTGTAAGGAAAACGAAGCCGAGAGCCAGTTCATCATCGAGCGGAGGCAACTATACAGTAGTCTCCGGAGATACGCTGTGGGGCATCGCTTCAAAGAAACTGGGAAGCGGTACCAAGTGGACGACAATTTACGATGCAAACAAGGATACGATAGAGTCCACAGCAAAGAAACACGGAAAGAGCAGTTCAGATCACGGTCTGACAATCCCAGGATAGGAGGCACGCTATGATTGATTTGGCGAAAATCCAGTACCGGGTCGTGGTTATGGACGAAAGTAAGAACCAGTACAACATCAAGGAGTACATCGAAAACCTCGGATGGGAAGAGAACGACGGCGAGTTATCCGTCAGAACCTCATTTGTGGCGAAGAATGATAAGACATCCAAGGGTTACCTGTCGAAGATAATCAAGCCGGGGTGCCTGGTCGGAGTATTCGCAACAGACGGTGCTTCCCAGGACGAGGAAGTAGCACGAGGGTACGTGGAAACGTGGAATCCGGTTGAAAAGAGCGGAGGACATACGCTGAAATGTACCTGCTACGACGAGCTTTACAAGCTACAGAAGAGCCAGGACAACAGATATTTCCCTTCCGGAACCGGCACAAAGTCGGCGATAGAAGGGATTTTTGATGATTGGGAGATACCGCAGGGATCATATCAAGGCCCGAATGCTTCACACGGCAAAACGGTGGAGAACAATAAGTATCTGTCAGACATCATCATCAATTTGCTGGACGATGCAGCAAAAAAAGGCGAAGAGCAGTGCTTTGTGCAGGCCAGGAAAGGTAAGACATCCGTTATTCCGAGAGGAAGCAATAAGACGGTGTATGTATTCCGGACAGATAACACGCAGATGTTCAGTCAGAGCATAAGCACAGCAGATATGATTACTAGGGTCAAGGTTGTAGGGAAGGCAGACGATGATGGAAGAACCAGTGTTGAAGCCACGGTAAACGGCGAGACAAAGTATGGTATCCGTCAGAGGATTTATACGAGAGGTAAAGATGAAAGCCTTGCGGACGCCAAATCTGCAGCACAGGAAATCTTGGACGACGAAGGAAAAATCAAAAAGGAGATTAAAGTACAGTCTCCGGACGTTCCGTTTGTCCGAAAAGGCGACCTGGTGTATGTAATGAGTGAGCTGGCCCAGTCGTATTACTACGTGAAAGGCATCCAGCACACGGCAGACACCTACAGCATGACAATGGATTTGGAACTTGCAGAGCCAAAGAAAGAAAAGGCAAGCTCCGAGAAAAAGAAAGATTACAATGTGGGCGACATCGTGAATTTCCATGGTGGAACCCATTATGTGAGCAGCTACCCAGGCTCAAAAGGCTATAACGCCAGGGCAGGAAAAGCAAAGATTACGATTAAGAACGGTTCCGGGAAAGCACACCCTTGGCATCTGATCCATACGGACAGTGGAAGCAACGTGTATGGGTGGGTTGACGACGGGACTTTTGATTAAAGGCAGGTGATACAGGTGGATCAATTTGACGGACACCCAGGGACAGCGAAACTGGCGCAGGTGTTAGATAAGAGAACCTCGCAGAAAACAGAGTCTCCGCTGACTTTAGATTTTGGAGAAATCCAGGCAAACGGAAGTTTGAAAACGAACACATTCCCGGTGCCGATCCCGAAGGGAGACTACACGATCTGCAGACTGGCTGCAGGATTGACACTTTCAACCTCGGAACAGAGCTGGCTTGGCAAATCGCCGTCGGGCGTTCCTCTTCATAGCCACAGTGTAACGATACCCGCAGTGAAAGCGGGAGATCGAGTGCTGGTTGCCTGGATTCAGAGCGAAGCAGTCGTAATTGATGTGATCGAGAAATCATAAAGGAGGCGAGGCAAATGTCACAGCCACTATTTCCGGTTGTTGAGGTACCGGATTTTATCTCGGAGGACAGCCAGTACGACACTCAGTACAAAAGGAGTATGAAGTGGAACACGGAACTGGGAGACTTCGTGAGAGATGGGGCGCACCGGATTAAGGAATGCGACGGCAAAGAAGCCTTCGCCATTTGGTGTTTTAAGATTGCACAGACAGAGCGGTACCGCTGTTTG